GGGCATGTCCATTTCGTTCAATGCCGAGCAGCCCCCACACTCAGGAAAAACCGTCAAATCAACGCCGGGTTCAGCCGCATCAATCGCATTTTCGAGACGAATCGTGTCAGAGGCAGACAGGGTGCGGACAAACTCCTGCTTCTGGAGCGGGTTCTCAAACTCATCCCCATCCCTTGAGACGAGTTGCAGTCCAATGCGGTATGCCTCGGACGAGTCACCCGCGTGGTTGCTCTGCATCTTTAGACGCTTCGCGTGCTTGAAAACACGCTGCTCGTCAACGCCACGGAGGAACTTCACCTGCACTACGCACTCGGCATCCACAAGAGGCACATCGAGAGGCTCCTCAAGTACATACTCATCATCAAATAGCTTCACACCGCCCTCCTTGATTTGGAGGTCGTCCGAGATGTCGATGTCGGCACGCTCCGTAGAGCCGCAGAACTGACACTTGTACCGGAAGGTGTAGTCTCCACCGAATGATGCCGTCCTCACTGAGAGGAGTAGGTAAAAGCGGTCGGTGATAAGGAGATCCGAGAGGGACACCCCTGCCGGTAGCTGAACCGTTGACTTGAGGATGCCCTCAATCTTATCGAGGGGAGAACCGCCCTGTGAGAGTTTGGATAACTCGTTGACGGTCATCTTCCTGACCTTCACTTTTCCTTCGGGGATTGCCCCGTCGTAGAGGGTGCCCTTTGAGGGAAGCGTGATGGTTGTGTAGCCGATTTCAGTTTTCATGGTGCGTCCTGCGTTGCAAGGGGTTTACCGGGTGGGTCTATCGACCCTGTGTTGAGATTATTCTCCGAGGAACTTGGGAGTTGCCTTGTCGATAGTGATGGTACAGGTGACGCGAAGAACATCTTCCGAAGACATATCCGCATCGCCGGGGTCGATGGCCGAAATCCACATCCCGAAGATGTCGTACTCACGCTCGATGCTTCCATCGGGCGAATACTGGATTACTTTGCCGTCCTTCTTGTAGTCCTTAGCCATTCCGACTTGGCCGGTGGTCGATGAGTAAACATCGGCAAACCAGCGTTGAAGGATGGCACAGGTATCCTTGTCAACATAGTCAACAAAGATTACTGAGAGGTCATCGAAGGAGGCGATTCCGGCGAACTTCCGCTTTTCATTGAGGTAGTTCAACTCGATCACGCCGACATTAGCCTTCGGGATCGGGAAACTTTGGAGCGACAGTTGAAGAATGTTCTTCTCATCGCCGTCAAGCCCAAGAACTTGAAGGATGCTGTTGTTAGCGCGTTGCGGCTCGTAGCCAGCGTTTTCGCCCGAACCACCAATGTGGTTTGCAGTGAGGTCAGTGATTGCCATGATTATTGTCTAGCGAAAAGGGGTTAGGAGACCGTGAGATCAGTAGTTGTGGGAGTGAGCGCGAAATCAAGTTGGATGATTTCGGCTGCATCAATGTGCTGGAGCGAGATTCTACCGTTCAGAATCTTCTGTCCACGAGTTTCCTCGGGGTTGGTGTCGGCGTCGCATTGCACGGCGAACGCTTCCACACCTCTCTGAGATTTGACCGCTTCCATAATGGGGCGGACGATTGCCACGAACTCACGCCAAGTGTCTTGGTCGTTCGGGGCGAAGAGGAGGGGGCGCACGGCCTTGGAGACTACAGAGCGCAGGTAAGTGACCAAACGGGTCACATGGACAGCATCCATAGGAGTGTCTGAACGCTGCAAAGTGCGGTTACCGAAGATGTATAGGCCGTCTGTGAACTGGACAATCGGGTTCACCGAGTTGCCGTTTCCCTGTAGTGCGTCACGGTCAGACTGAAGGGGGCTGTATTCCACCTTGTCACCCGTGATTTTACCGTGGACATAACCAGCGACGGCACGCCAAGGGCCAACCTTCCTTTCAGCGGAAGCCATTGCGCCAGCAACCAGACCCGAGGGCGGCAGTTGGACATTGGCGTTTAGGTGGCTCTGGTAACGGGTAACCCAACTCCAATACACCGCAGCGTATGACGAGTCGAGAACAGCCGTAGGTGCGTTTGCAACAGCGGCACTTGTACCGTTTGTCCAGTCAGCCACCTGTACAGGGGAAAGGCCCATCGGAGGGTCAATCAAGGCCAAGCAATCACCACGCGCCTCAGCGGTGACAATCATTTCGGACACTACAGATGAGTGAGATACACCCGGAACAAGCAACAAGTTGTACTCGTAAAGTTCCGTGTTCCGCGTCGCCTTCAGACCAGTCGTGGAAGTTCCACTGATGGTTCCAACATAGTCGGAGAAGAGGAGGTCAGAGTACCCATCAGCACCAGCGGCAAGGGTAGCCGTTACGGACGAGGGGGGAGAGTAGGACGTAGTGTCCTGAACAGTCAGCTTGATGTAACGACTGCGGTTAGTGACACCGCGTTTGCCATCATTGACGAGCGTTTGAGCATAACGAGCATTGCTCGGGTTGCTGTTGAGGTTGGTGTAGGTCTCGACCGTTTGATAGGTCGCGGAACCCGCCTCAACCGGAGAAGTAACCGTAAGGTCGTAGCTATTAGAGGTGGCACCAACGGTAGCACTCGGAGAAGAGACGGTGACTTTGACTGCGTTACCCCAAGTTCCTGCGTTGGCAGCATCCACTTTGAGGGCCGCGCCCGTGCTTCCAGCACCGACAGCCGTACCGCCAGTCATTCCAGCAACAGTGAACTTGGCCGGAGTGCCAGAGCCCGTCGTTCCAAGCGTACCGAGGATGATGGTCTTGTTTCCCGCAGTGCCAACGGCATCAGCGGTAACCGTGACAACACCAGTCGTAGACGTGGTGGAGTTAGTCGTGATAGCTGCTGAGACCGTGTAGGTTGTGACGGCATTGATAGCCGACACAAGGTTGGTCATGGAATCCTGTGCGGAGGAACCGACCGCAACAGCGATGTTAGTTCCAGTAGTACCAAGACCAGCACCACCAGTCAGATTGGCAACAGTGACAAAGTTTCCGGGGTCGCCAGTGTCGGTGACCGTTTGGTTGCCATCAGTTCCAGTTACCGTTGAGGTAAGGTTACAACGGACATTGGAGGCATCGAGCGCAGCCGTGATGTTGAACGAGGCCGTTGCGTTTACGGCGGTCACAAGAGCGGCGATTGCGTCGGATGCGCCACCACCGATATCAACGAAGATTTCACTTCCAGTGACCGAGCCACTGGAGGTGTGGAAGGTGTAGGTCTTGGCACTCGACGCAGAGTCCGTGATTACGACTTTAGTAGCAACCGCAGGCGAACCTTCGAGGGTAACCGAACCCGTGGCTTGCGTAGCATTATCGAACTCGAACTTCTTAGTAACAGAAGCCGCGTCAAGAATACCAATCACGTCACCGTCAGCGGGGATTCCCGTGAAGGATGCCGTACCCGTCGCTTTCACGCCAGCCGTCCCACCGATGTCTCCGTGGAGAGTGTAAGTGGATGTGGCTGCACTTGAGCTAGTAACTCGGGTGTACAGAAGTTGACTACCACCGTTGTCTAAGAAGTCGATGGCCGAAAGAAGGCCATAGTCTCCAGCAACAGGGTCGCCAAACTGACGGGTAAGGTCAGTCGAGGAGGTTACCCGCGTAGGTTTGTCAACCGGGCCTTTAGTGGCCCCGCCAAGGATGCAGGGAACGGTTCCAGCAACTTGGTCACTGAAGTTTTGGAATGTGAATACATCTGAGTAGATGCCGGGGGAAAGTCGCTGTGCCATGTTTTATTTACTCCACGAGTTATGAGTTCGTGATTGAGAGATAGCCGCGACCGATAAGTCGCTGGGTGTAATCGGTAAGGTGGGTTGAAAGGATAGGTTCCGTGACCGCATTCGGCCCAAGACGGACTCCAACCTGTTGGCCTTCCTCGTTGAGGATAGTTACTTCCAGCAGTTGTCCAAGTTGATTCACAAGCCTCACAGACGGGCCAGCCGTCTGAGTGCGCTTTGAAGACTTCTTTTTGGAAGCCTTCTTTTTTGTCCCGGTAGCACCGACTGATGTAGACACGCGGTCAACTTTAGGCGGCGCAGTTTTCTTGCGTGTAGCCTTGGAGCGGACAGGGGACTTCGGCTTTTCGCCTTGGGCCCGGTCAGGAGTGCTTTCGTTTGAGTCAG